GGACACTCTTGGTCATGAACCTGCTTCTGCACGTCGATCTGTAAATTTAATGTTGCGGGATTGGCAAAACCGTGGTATACTATTATGGACTACAAGTGTATCATCTCTTACTGTAACTGCAAGTACCACTTCTTATGATCTATCTTCTTCTACTATAGATGCTCTTGAAGTTGTTCTTAACAGAGATGATACAGATATTAAACTAGAACGTATAACACCTGAAGAGTTTTTGCTTATTCCTAATAAAACACAAACTGGAAGATCATCTCAGTATTCTATCAGGAGGGGCAGGGATAACCCCGTTCTTTCTGTATGGCCTATTCCTGAGAACTCCACAGATGTTTTAAAGATTGAAGTATTTAGCGAACTTACAGATGTAAATAGATCAGCAGGTCAGAATGCTGATGTTCCTAAAAGGTTTTTACCCTGCCTTACGGCGGGACTTTCTTATTATATGGCAATGAAGCGTCCGCTTGTTGCTGAAAATAGAATTATGATGCTGAAGACAAACTATGAAGAGTGTCTTGCCAGAGCTATGCAGGAGGACAGGGAAAGAGCTTCAATGCGTGTTGTACCAAAACTAAGGTACATCTAATGGCTAGTAATAAAAACGCACTGGCTATGTGCGACGTATGTGGATTTGTATATCCGCATCGCACTATGAGAATGAACAGTTATGGGATGCTGGTATGTCCCGAAGACTTTGAAGGACAGTTTGATCTGAAGAACCATCCTCAAAATCATGTGCCTGATGTAAGAGATAATCCAGCTATTCTCAATCCTCGTCCAGATACGGGCGGTAGAAATCTTACATGGAGTCAGGCCAGCACAGCGTGGGGATCAACGGAGAAGTATTGGAATCTAATATGACTGATTTAACAAGCCAACTAATATCAAACACATATAAGCAAGTAATACTTGTTAGTTCTTCAACTAGCAATACTGGTGTAGATACTTCTCTGAAAGCAGTACAAACTGGTGATGGAACTAACACTGCCTTGAAAGTAGCAACCAATGCAGTTCAGATTACTGGTGCGTTGGGAGTAGGCGGATCAGTATCTCTTGATGGAAACCTTCATGTAGATGATAAGGTATGTGCCAGCACCTTCTACGGAGATGGGTCAAACCTGTCTGGTGTGACTGCAACGATTGCTGGTAATATATCTGTAAGCAATGCCACGGTAGGTGGTAATCTTTATGTTGGCGGCACTGCCACAGTGGCTGGTGCTACACATCTGCAAAGCACAGTATCAATTGGTGGGGCCGCACACTTTGGTTCCACGGTAACGGTATCGGGTGCAGCACAACTTCAAAGTACGGTAACGGCGGTGGGTGCTGCAACATTTAAATCTACAGTTACAGTAGAGAATGCAGCAATACTAAAAAATAATGTATCGGTTGGCGGAACATTCGCAGCGGCTGGTGCAGCCACCCTCACCTCAAAAACAGAATTTAAAAATGATGTATCAGTTAGTGGCCGTCTTGATGTAGCAACGTCAGCTTCTATTGGTGGTGTTTTAGATGTTACAGGCATAGCTAACTTTGCTGATAATGTATCGGTAAGTGGTAATTTAAATGTAGTTGGTAATGTAACTGCTGCATTCTTATATGGCGATGGTTCCAATCTTACAAACGTGGAAGCTGAACTTGGTGTTGCCACAAATATTTCTGTATCGGGTTATATTAATGTTGGTGGCAGTGTATCGGTTAGCGGTCCCTTCAATGTTGTTGGTGCTGCTACATTTAAAGATGATGTAAGTGTAAGCGGTAACTCAAACTTTGGTGGAACTGTAACAGTAGGTGGTGCAGTAAGTCTAGCATCAACTCTTAGTGTAGGTGGCGCAGCTAACTTTGCTTCTACAGTTACAGTAGTAGGTGCTGGTACATTTAAGGATGATGTATCTGTATCCGGCAATACTGTACTTGGAGGTACTCTCAGAGTTGCTGGAGCAACATCGCTGGAAGGTGCTGTTGATCTAAACAGTACTCTTACTGTAGCAGGAGCAGTATCGCTTGCATCAACATTAAGTGTTGGTGGTGCAGCAAACTTTGCAAGTACAGTAACTATAGCCGGTACTAATGTTCAGGCAGCAAATGCAAGAGTATGTGCAAGTGCTTATTATGGAGATGGTTCTAATTTAACAGGCATTTCAGCAGATATAAGTGGAGATATTTCTGTTAACAATGCTACGATTGGTGGTAATCTACATGTTGGTGGAACAGTAACTGCTGTTGGAGCGGCTACATTTAAAGATGATGTATCAGTAAGTGGTAATACTAATCTTGGTGGAACTGTAACAGTTGGTGGCGCAGTATCATTAGCTTCTACACTATCAGTAGGCGGTGCGGCCAACTTTGGTTCAACAGTAACTGTAGCAGGGGCTGTATCTCTGGCATCAACTCTTAGTGTAGGTGGAGCAACCAATCTGGCAAGCACTGTTACTGTAGTGGGTGCTGGTACATTTAAAGATAGTGTATCGGTATCGGGTAATGTCAACATAGGCGGTACAGTTACTATAGGTGGTGCGGTATCGCTTGCTTCTACTCTTAGTGTGGGAGGTGCAGCACACTTTGGAAGTACAGTTACAGTAGCAGGAGCAGCAATTTTTGAGGATGCAGTCTCAATATCTGGCGCAGTAGATATAGCTGGTAATACTTCTGTTGGAGGAACATTCCTAGCAACAGGTAAGGCAGAGTTTGAGGATGATGTTTCTGTCTCTGGTAACTCAAATTTTGGTGGAACAGTTACCGTTGCCGGTGCTGTAAGTCTAAATTCTACACTGAGCGTTGGTGGGGCAACCAATCTTCTTAGCACGGTAACGGCTACAGGTAACTCTGGTTTTCTTGGTACTGTCAGAGTATCTGGTAATACTTCACTGGAAGGACAACTACAGTTAAGTGAGTCAGCGGCGGCTGCTGTACATACTACAGCAATTAACGGTGTAACATCTGTATCCCTGAACTTCGGTATAGCACAGAACTTCTTTACCTCTGTCACTGCTGCACATACGCTGGCACGGCCTACGAATGCAAGAGTAGGACAGGTTGGTAGTATTCTTCTGATGCAGGATGGTGGTTCTGGTACAGTTGCTTATAATGCCTGTTGGAACTTTATTGGCGGCACAGCCCCAACACTATCAACAGGTGATAATGCAATGGACAGATTAGACTATATTGTAGTCTCTATTTCTTCTGATGATACTGCTGAGAATATTCAAGCAGTTATGACACAAGCTTATAGTTAGGATTAATAAGAATGGTATTTAGTAATAATCTTCTCATGGGTGCGGGTGGTCAGGCAAGTGGTTTTGATATAGATCAAAGTATTCGGTTTAACGACGATGATTCTGCTTATCTTAATCGTACTCCCGGCAGCGCAGGTAATCGCCGCACATTTACATTTAGCTGCTGGTTTAAACGAGCGAATATAACCAGCGCAAACGCACCGATATTCTCAGCCGGAGCTGATGACTGGCTTATGTTTCTCAGCGGCAACACACTTGGTTTTAATTCCGATGGCAGTAACAACTATCGAATTGTTACGACTCAAGTTTTTCGTGATCCGGCTGCATGGACTCATTTGGTACTTCGTGTTGACACAACTAATTCGACCGCTGGAGACAGATTGCGTCTTTACATCAATGGCTCAGAAGTTACTGATTTTGGAACAGATACAAATCCGCCGCTAAATTACGAGACTGCATTTAATAATACCGGCGAACACAGTATAGGAAAGGTAGTCGGTTCGTCTCAGTTCTTCGACGGATACCTTTCAGAGATTAACTTTGTTGATGGTAGCAGTTTGGGGCCGAGCAGCTTCGGTGAAACAAGTTCCAAGACAGGCCAGTGGGTAGCGAAAAATTACTCTGGTTCGTATGGAACAAACGGATTTCATATTGATGGGCGAGATAGTTCTGATCTTGGCGACGATGAGTCAGGAAATGGAAATGATTTCACCAGTAACAATTTAGCGGCGGCGGATCAGGTAAACGATAGTCCGACCTCAAACTACTGCACCTTAAATCCTCTTAACATAGACACTGACTGCACTCTATCAGACGGAAATTTGCAAGTTGGTTGGACCAGTGGAACCGATCCAATCATTTGCGGAACAATGGGTGTATCTAGCGGCAAGTGGTATTATGAAGCTACTTTTACGGGTACTTTTAATTTTCCGGGAGTTGGCATAGCACCAGCAGAATTATCTTTTGGCGGCAGTGCTTTTGCTTCTGGTACCGGCACGCTCTTCTACTACGCACCTTCTGGAAATTATAGAGGAAATGGCGACAACACATCTTATGGTGCGGAATATTTTGTAGGTAGCAAAATTGGTGTGGCCCTTAATTTAGACGACGATGAAATAACTTTTTATAAAGATAATTCGTCACAGGGAACCTTGAACTTAGCAAGTATACGTTCTGGATATAGCACATGGGTGCCACTTTTAACTGGCGGCGGGTCCACTGAAAATATCATTGTTAATTATGGACAGTCAGATTTTGAATACACACCACCGACAAATTTTAATGCATGGAACACTAGCAACTTAGGCGATCCAAGCATTATAGACCCATCAAAATATTTTCAGTCAACGACCTATACTGGCAATGGATCAACTCAATCCATTAATCAATCTGGTAATAACACATTTCAGCCTGATTGGGTCTGGATTAAAAATAGAGATGCTGCTGACAGTCATGTACTAACTGATGCAGTCAGGGGTGCGACAAAAATTATATCATCGGACTCCAGTGCAGCAGAAGCCACTGACGCCGACACGCTGACGGCGTTTGAGTCAGACGGTTTTGCGCTTGGCGATGATGATAAGGTTAATACTAATACGGAAAAATTCGTCGCATGGCAGTGGAAAGCTAACGGGGCTGGCTCATCCAACGAAGACGGCAGCTTAAATACAACTGCTACATCTGCTAACACAACGGCTGGCTTCAGCATCATCAAATATCAAGGAACGGGTTCTGCAACTACTGTTGGGCATGGGCTGGGCGTTGCTCCAAAAATGATCATTGTAAAAGACCTTGACAATAGTAGGTCGTTTAACGTGTATCACGATGGTCTCACGGCTGCGACCAAGGTCATTTATCTCGATCAAACTGCTGCAGAAAGCACTGACGCCGCAATCTTTGGATCAGCCCCGACAAGCAGTGTTGTAAACATAGCTACCGGCGGCGGCTCAAACGGGTCGGGCAATGATTACATCATGTACGCATTCGCAGAAGTCGAAGGCTTTTCAAAAATTTCTTCTTTCGAAGGAAACGGTAACGCAGACGGTGCCTTTGTGTACACGGGATTTAGACCCGCTTACGTGCTGGTTAAGAATATCGATGCTGTCACGGTCTGGCCTATCCAAGATACTGCAAGATCGCCGTTCAATTTAGCTAATGCCCAAGTTTTCAGTAATTTAAATAACGCTGAAACAACGGGATATCAGATCGACATTTTATCTAATGGTTTCAAGGCGAGAAGCACAGACACCGGGATCAACGGTGCAACTATGATTTATCTCGCAATCGCTGAAACCCCTTTCAAAACAGCGACGGCACGATAGGAGAATAAAGTAATGTGGAAACATAATGGCAGAACAATCAGAGTGGGTAAAGCATGGACTGCTGATAATGGTGTTCAGAATCCTGCTAACTGGCATATCTGGTCTGCCTCAGAAAAGATTGCTGCTGGTGTTGTTGAGGTAATAGAAGAAACACCACCAGATAGCCGTCTGTATACTTGGTCTATGGGTTCAGATGGTAAGATAAGTAAAACTGCTAGAAATTTAGATGATACTGGTTCTGGTGATAATTTAGTTCTTGGTGTAAAATCTAATTTAAAACAAGAAGTTAAAAACCAACAAGGAGCCTTGCTCAGTCAAACAGATTGGGCTATTATTCGTAAGGCAGATAAAGGTACAGCTATACCTAGTAATATTCAAACATGGAGGGATGGCATTCGTACAAAAGCTACCCAAATGGAAACAGCTATAGATAATGCAGCAGATACAGATGCAATAGCTGCACTGTTTGTGACATACACAACTAATGCAGACGGTAGTATAACTAAGTCTGGTATATTGTACGATTGGCCTAAATTAGGAGATTAATGTATTATTTTATTTCAGTTATTATAATTTCTATACTACCAACTGGAGAGCCTGTTATAGAACGATCTGTTACAGGTCCATTTCCAAGTCAGGGTGACTGTAGTTTGTATACTAAAGTAATTGAAGATATTGTTAAACAAATACCAACATCTCAGATAATAGAAGCAGAATGTAAAAAAGAAGATAAAGGAAAGGCAGTTTAATCCT